ATCTTTGAGTTCGATAAGAGATTCGATTGAATCAAGCTTTATAACACCCTCAGATGTTAGCTTTTCTGTTTTAAGTGTTGAGAATATACAAGAATCGAAATAATTTTTTGTATCAGGGTTTTTTACTTGTCGGCTCAAAAGGTCTAAGGCTAATGCGGTTTTACCAATTCCGCCAGGAGCAACAATGGCTATGTTGCTCACTCTCCTATTTTTCAAACAATCAATAAGAAGGTCTTGTTCTTTTTGACGCCCGACCAGACCTGTTATACCATGTTCGAATACTTCAGGAAGATTATTAGGCAACTCCCACATGGTCTTATCGTACCACTCATCAGGTGGATCGGACAAGTTATTTTCTTCTGCTGAAATTAATGCAGAATGTACCTTATCCAACTTTAAAATATTAATAATCGGGTCTGAGGCTATAGCTGCAACTTTATACCAATACGATATAACGAATTGACGGTTAGGATGCGAAATGACATTTCTTATATTGTAAATATCATTTATTATAAATTGATCTCTAATATACTGAATATATTCATTAAGCGAGTTATTTTTAGTTATCTCTATCGCAATACTGAAGAGTTCGTCAAGATATGTTGATTCAATAATATCTTTGGGTTTTATTATTTCTGAAAATTGCTTCCGTTGAGACTCTCTAGCAACAACATTTTTTACAATATCTTGTGGGATATCTTCTATTGAAATATCCTCATCCAAAATGAAATTTCCTAAAGAGTATTCAATTTCATGAAGAACCATTGCTGTTTTACGTCTATAAAGTGTGATATCCATATTATTTCCAGTTATGTATAGATTAAAACGTAGACCTGCTTACCCCATCAGATCATCAGTTCAAGACGCTAGTTAAGAAAAGTGCTGCGACTATAAGCTCTCCTCAACTCGGTCTTATCACTATGAGCTAAGCTGTCTCGATAGCACTAGGATTAAAACCAGCATCATTAAGCGCTTTGCTTGCTTTAAGATGAAGACTATCATCATATCCAATCCTTTTTAAAGCAGCATTAGCTGTTTGGCTACAGGTTGTTCAGTATCATTCCAGTTCAGAAAAACATATTCAAGATCAGCATTGATAGGATATGACCTGTTACCGTTCAAAAAACAAACAACGAAGTTAGTGGCAGCTCCATTTAGTTGTAAGGAAACTGCAAACTTCCGCTTCTCGCTCGAAGTAAACTCTCAAGTTTGATTGTGCTAAAGGTCAAAACTGTTAGGTCAAGTTTGGGCTAATGCATATGACACAACTCAAGACCGGCAAACACGGTCATTGCTGACCGTGTTTTTTTATGCCATACGTTTCCACAGGCAGAGGGTGACGTATTCGTTCGTCACATCGATCGCATCGTTTGCGACTTCCTGTTCGCCCGCTGCGTCGCTATAGGTTCCCGCCGTCATATTGAGCGGTCCGCTCTTCTGGTTGTCCGTGCCATGTGTCGTGGTCGGATCCCAGGTCTCGCCGGGTGATCTGTCACCCGATTTGTGCCAGTGCGGCGGGAGGTTGCTGGCTGCGATTTTTACCTTATTGCTGCCGCCGGTCGCACCGTGCCCGGTACCAATGCGCACCACCCTGCCCGCAAAGGTATCGCTTAAACTCTCCCACATCTGCCACGGGAAGCGCTCAGCCGGGCTTTTTTCACTAGGGATAATGATTCCAGGATAAAGAATGGCGTCGACGATATCCTTAAACCCCTCACCGTCACGGTTCATCCCCAGATTCTCGCGCGCACTTTCAACGTCGGTTAAATCAGATAGGTTACTCTCTTTTTGCAGTGCACCGGTAATGCGTGAATCATCCCCCGCAGCTACCATTCCCGCCACGGTGCCCACGTCCCGCGTGGCTGAGTTACCCAGTTCAAGATTATCCCGGGCCTCTTCGGTATCGTTTAAATCAGAAAGATTTTGTGCTCGCCGCAGATAGCGTTTATCACCCGTTTCCTGCGTGAGTGTGGCAAGCGCCGGATCGATAACAAGCTGCACACTTGAAGTATGGGTCAACGTCAGCACCAGCGTCAGAATGATCTCTTTGATGATGGAATCAGATTGCGCCGGGAGGTATGTCGCCGGGTATGCGCCGTAAGCAATGAGCGTACCTTTAGCGCTAACCAGCCCAGCCTCTTTGAGCGTCTTACCCGGATAATCCCGGCAGTTAATAACAATCTGACCGCTGATAAACCCCTCATAGCTTGAATCAGAATCAAAGGTTTCACGGCCAAACTGACCAAAAAGCGCGGTCACCGCCGCCAGGTCATCGGGTTCGGTCGGCAATGTCACGCCGCCACCATCGCCGATCAGTACGGCGGTAATATCCACGACCTCCCCCGCCTGATACGCGGCCTCGATTTCAGCGGCGCCCGCCGTCGTTAGTGTCAGTCCTGTTGCCATAGTGTTTCCTCTGCTTCAATGCCATACACACTGGCAAGGCGATTGTAAAAATCTTCACTGACGGTTTTGCTGTCGCTATCAATATCGCTTTCAACGGGATGAATAACTCCCGCAGCCTGGAGCATTTGCAGGTATTCAAGGAAAAATTCATCGGTCTGGCAAAATCCGATCAGGCTTTTAATTTGATTGAATGTTTTCATAATTTATTCGTTATCCAGTTACCGGGTAAATCTGCGAAATCGTCCAGGCTGGTACAGTTGTAGAACGCGTAATAATGCGCCGTGACGTTTGGCAACTTGCCCATAAATTCCAGGCCCTTACCCGTGATGGCAGAGCATCCCCTGAATGTGGCCGTCGTGGTGACAATCGTCGAATAACTGTCGAGATTGAATATCGTGCTGACGTTAGTTCTCAGTTGCACGCAGCCATCAAACAGGTAGCCGATTGTCGTCGCCGGTAAGTTGTTCAGCAGACCGGCCCCGACCTCTTCCAGTGCGATGCACTCGGCAAACACATTAGTGAATGTCGTGGCGTTGATACTGGTGACAAAAAGACCGGCAGGCACTGAACGCAGGTTTTTACATCCTCTGAAGGTCTGGCCGTAGGCCGTCACCAGCGGATTACCACTGAACAGATTTTCCGGTATTTCCACCACGCCGGTATTCTGAAACGTTGCGCCGAATGCGGTGATAAGCGGGCACGATGCAAACAGCGACGGCGGAATGTTCACCAGTGCCGCGCAGCCGTAGAACGTAGAACCGGCACTGATCAGCAGGGTGTTATGTTTCAGTAAGTCAGCAGGCAATACCGCCAGTGCAGTACAGCCAGAGAACGTCAGCGTCAGGGAAGTCAGGTTGACACAACCCGCAAACAGATCGGACGGCAGCGCTGTCAGGGCGGTGCAGTCCTGGAAGGTGCTCCCCATTGCCGTCAGAGAGGTCAGACCGCTGAACAGCTTTTCAGGCAGTACGGCAAGGCCCGAGCACTGATTAAACAGGCCGGTGACATTCGTCACTTTGCTGCATCCTGCAAACATATCCCCGGCCAGCGATACCAGCGCCGTGCAGCCCATAAATGTATAGGTCAGGTTAGTCAGGGAACTACAGTCACGGAATGCCCCGGCCCCGATGCTTTTCAGGGATGTACATTGGGTGAATGCATAATAGAACGTCGTAACCAGTGATTTACCTGCAAAGGCCTCTGCTCTGACGGCTGTCAGTGAAGAACAGGCATAGAAAGCCCGGTCAAAGCTCGTTGCCTTGTTACAGTCCACAAACGACGGTAGCGCCGTTAATGCAGTGCAACTATTGAAGACGCTGGCAAAGGTAGTTGCACTGACACCCCCCTCAAAAATATCATCGCCCACTTCTTCCAGAACACGGCAATAGTAAAAAGCGGAGGAAAATGTTTGCGCAAGCGCACAGCCAGAAAACACAGCTTTTCCCGCTTTTACCAGTGAAGAACAGCCGGAAAAAACGGTTCCAAAATGGTTAACCAGGGGTAAATCCTTAAAGAATTCATCAGGTACAGAAAGCAGTTGCGTGCATCCACTGAATGCCCCGCCGAAATGCGTAGCTTCCAGGCAGTGGCGGAACAGGCGCGGCGGTAGCTGCGTCAGCGCCGTGCAGCCTCTGAAAATCGCCGTAAAGACGCCACCAGGCACATCGCTGAATAAATCTGCTGACAATGTTGTCAGCGCACGGCATCCATCGAAGGTATAACCGAAGTTATTGCCACTGACACACCCGTCAAAAATGCCCGTCCCGGTATCAATAAGGGATGTGCATCCCGAAAACGCACTGGTGAAATGCGTCGCAGCAGCACAGTCCCGGAATGTGTTTTTGCCAGCACTCAGCAGGCGTGTGCAGTTCTCAAACACTGAGGTGAATAGCGTCACCTGAGATAATTCGCTGAACAGCCCATCAGGAACAGCAGCCAGTTCCGTGCAGCCATAAAACGCCGCCGAGAAATCTGTGGCACCAGTAAACCGCGCAAATAAACCCTCTGGTAGTTCAGTCAGCGATGAGCAGCCCCGGAAAATGGAGGTACATTTCTGGATATTTGGCAGATCGTCAAAAGCCCCGGCGTGGACCTTGTAAAGGCCAGTTGCGCCACTCGCGAAAGAAACAAGATTGTCCCTTTCTCCCGTCAAAAGAATGATTTCCTGCACGGGGTTCAACGTTACTGAAACGTTACCCGACGTGCGCTGGAAACTGGCGGTTTCTGTGTTCTTAACCGTTATTGTGTACTCTTCTCCCTCTACAACGTCACGCGTCGGAATAACCCAGCCGTACACAGCACTGGCAGCATCAAAACGGTATTCCCGGCTGTCTGTTCCGTCGCCATAATCAATAGTGAAATCCTCATCCATGCGCACGTAGAACAACGGACGGCTTGCATTGTCGATGCGGGTGATGAACTTCATCACCGCGACGACTTTCACGTTGATCACCGCGCTGACGCCGTTAGTCGTCGTGACGGTGACCGAACAGGTGCCCCGCTTCACGCCCGTAACCAGAATAGCGCCGTTGACAATTCGGGCAGTCGCGATTGTTTTATCCGACGTGGTTACCGTAAAGGTTTTATCTTCCGCGTATTCAGGGAGGATGGTCACCGTGACCGTTTCCGTGTCACCAGGGGCCAGATTCAGCTCGTAGCGGGATAAAATCACCTGCAACGGGACAAAGCGCGGCGTGATTTTCTCCGTGGCGTACATGTAACCGGCCGCATATGAGGTTCCCTGAAGTCGGCCAAATACATGAACGGAAAACCAGCTGCGCAGGTTCCTGGCGCGCAGCACCGCCAGTTTTAGATCCTGCTGGTCGTATTCCGTCACCGGCAAATCGTTCTGATACACGTTCAGGCGAAAGGTATACGGATCCCCTTTCGGGTTCTGATTGAACCATTCAACAATATCCGTCCCGAAAGGACTGTCCACCAGGGCATGACGGACGGCGGCGACCGTACCACGATGGCGGTGGATGTAGTGGGCGCGCTTGATCGCATCGCGTTTCTTTTGTTCTGACCAGTTAATATTCCAGGTATCAACCTGATATTCCCATGCCAGCCACGGCAGCAGCGCCAGCGGGCAACTGTCCGGATCTTTAACCCAACGGATCAGATATACCGGCAACCTCTCCAGTGCGGCGGCGCTGGCCCTGTCTATGGCCCGCTCCACGGCGGTGGCGTTGGGTGGCAGAATGCTGGCGGGATAATTAGCGGTCATAGTCCATCACCACAAGATTGATTTTCACAGAGGTGCAATGAGGCGCTTCGCCCATCGTCGCAACGACGTCGGCGGCCGGTGAATGCAAATCGACGGTAACAACGCCGTCCTGATGCAGCGCCCCGTCTATGCCCGACCGTGCAGCGGTGGCGTTGATAAGATGCACTGAGGCGGTGTATTCGTTCAGTGCTGCGGTGGCTTTTTCCAGCACCGTGGCGGTGTCCACGCCGTAAGGGACGTAAATGTCAGCAACCACCTGATAATTCACTATCACAGCGGAACGGACGTAATCAGCCACATAATCCGTAATCGGGCGCACGTCTTCCGGGGTTACCGCCGCCAGGACTTTATCGAGCAGCGCCTGCGGGGCGGATCCATCC